GGAGCAAGTCTGTCTATAACTTCAATGGTTCTTACTCTTGTTGTTACTGCTTTGCCTGATATTTCTCTTGTTCTGTCATTGTTCAATGTTTCTTCCAATCTTTCAATCAATTCGTTGCGTTTTTCGTCCACAGTCTGCACATAACTGGTTCTGCCATCTGATCTGACATAACCTCTAACATTTACTTCAATAGTGCCTCTGCGTATGCCACCCATAGCATTGTCTTCTCTAGTTTCATTGCCTGTTGTGATCAATATGGCAGGAAATTGTGTGATTGCTAATTTTTCAACATCAAATGTTTCGCGAGTGATGAATGAAGGTCTTGGAGAATGCATATCTCCTACAACATCTACAATGTTCTTTGTGATTGTTTCTCTGTTGGACATCCGCTACCTTTTTAGTCGGAGGTAGTATTGCGGTTCCTTTTCAGCGTCTGTGACTGTGCCTGAAGAATCAAAATCGTATTCTATTCCATCCTGCATACAAGCATCTAGTTCTCTAGTTGCTTCTTTTCTGTAGAAATCCATTTTTCTTTCGAACATATCCATTTCATCAGAAAATTTTGCAAGTTTTGGCATGATGTGAAATCCTAAACACCAATACACAGCGGCTCGAGTCAATTGACTTGCGTTATACAAGTCTTCATTGGGTTCGTTGGCACCTATATTCATTCTTTTGTAATCGTATTTAGAATATGCCTGTAGAGGCCACCAATTTGCTCGTAACCATCTGAATACATCTGCTTGACCGTCTGCAATTTCTTGTGACAGATCGCTGATGCCGTATTCGTCTATGTTGGGTTCTATCTTTTTGATATCACTTATTGTTAATAGTGTCGCCATAAAAGGGTGCTCCCCTCCTTTATTGTTGTTAATTGAAAGAACAAATCCTTTTTGTTCACTGTTATTTATTCTTATCTAAAAAAAAAGGGCGATATTTCTACCGCCCTTTTCCAATGTCAATGAAGTAACAAATCTATTTATTATTATAGATTCGCGTCTCCTAATAATTGAACACCGTATGTGTCTCTAAGTTCTTTTACCGCATATGCAGATGTTCCTACAAACTCCGTAAGTCTTCTAGATTCATCTCTTTGCACGGCTACTGCCATAGGTCTTTTTAAGACATATGCCAATGCTTCTGAACTCATTACACAACCAGCAAATGCACCTGCTGAATCACCAGTGATCACCGATGTTTCGTATAGGTCAATGCCCGCCACACGGCCAATCGCACCACTCACCAATGCAGAATTACCTACATTAGAAGGGTTTGTCATGTTAGTGTTGCCAGCGCCAGTCAATTGTTTCTTGATTTGAAACGCTTGTTTAGGGTGTAACAATCCTACATATGGTCCTGGAACGATTTCTGTTCCATCACCTGATCTTAGAATTGCAGAGGCTTTGAATATATCCTCAACAGTTAATTCAGTGTTACCTGATCCAACAGTGTTTGAAAAACCGCTGAATAAAGCCGCTAAATCTGTGTCGATTTTCTTAGCCATAGCATCTCCAATCTGACGGCCGATAGCCGCACCTACATCACCTGTAGAAGCGTCTCTTGCCAAGTCAGTTAAAGAAACTAATACACCTTTCTCTGCACAAGTAACTTCAACTGATGTTGTGTTAAATGCGACATCGTTAGTGCCTACGACTAAATCTGTTCCTTCTGTTAAGTCAGAAGCAGAAATTGCCGGGTATATTGGGATCTGGGCAGTTAATCCTGGTGTTCCTGATAAGTCAAAATTCTTAACTAAGGGACGGATTACAGTTTGCTCAGAAATTTGGTATAACGCAGTCTGAACTACATTTGCGTATAGTTCCGATGTTATAGCCGATGTTGTTATTGCCATAATAGTTCTCCTTTATATATGGTTTAGATATTAACACCCTTGTTGTTCATAATCTGTTTAAACAGTTTACGATGTTCCGGGTTGTTCATATCCAGTTTGCTTGTGTCTGTATCCACCGCAACTTGCTCACCTTCGCCTTTGCCAACTCCAGATCCTTTTGGACCTGCTGACATAAACCACGGTGATTGGTTAAGAAAACTTTTAACCAAGTCTTTGACTTGTAATGGGTTTCCGTTATCATCATAACGAACCTGCCCTGTGCTCGGATCAATTACATCCACTTTGCCTTCAGCATTAAGTTTCAGTTGACCTTTCAACAGTTGTGCTACTTGCGTAGGATTTACTGCTTTAAGATCAGATGCTTCGTTTACCAAAGCACCATCAACTTTGATTGATTGTAATTCTGATTCGTATTGTTGTATTTTAGAATTAAATTTGTCTGCTTGGTTTTTCAACAAAGTTTCAAATTCTCCTCTTTTTTCCAACTCATCAGATTTGCGTTTCTCTTCCGCTTCAATCAATTGATTATATTGGTCCAAGTCTATGCCTTTATACTTTTTTTCGTATTTGGCACGCTCCCTCGCTATTCTTTCTCCAACGATGCGTTCTACATCTTGTTGATCGAATTTTTGAGTATTAGTTTCTTCACCTTGTGGTGTGTCTGCCTGCGTTTCGTTTACAGGTGCAGTTTCCTGTGTTTTTACCGCTTCTGTTTCTGCGTTCATTATATTTCCTCTTGTTTATGAGTTGAGTTCTACTCCCCTACTGTGTAGTATGTTGTTATTTATGATTTTCTTTTCTTTTTGCCTCTTGTAGTTGTTTTTCTACCTTTAGACATTGGTTTTCTTTTTCCTCTTGTCATTGTGCGTCCTCCTTTCATAATTCTTTTGCCAATCAAACCTGCGATTGCGGCTGTTGTTGTTACTGGCATAATATTTCCTCCAATTTAACTATGATTTCATCTGTTGTAATATGTTTCATGGCTTGAACACACTGCTCACAATATTCATGTTCTGTGTAGTGTCCAAATCCATCTGGATTACAATCAGTAAATCTTACTATTTCTTTGCTTGTTTCATAACCTGTGCAGAAAGGAGTTGTAGCACTGCCATATATTGTTATGCTAGGCACTGATTGGTGACCAGCGGCATGATGTAAACCTCCTTCAGTGGTTATTAAACACGCACTATATTTAATAATCAACATTGATTGTCTAAATGATGTGTTAATGTTGTGTAGTCCATCAACAGGCTGACTGTTGGGTGGTTGGCATCTTAGCAATGTATAGTTGGATAATTTTGATATCAGTTCGTCCCAACCATACCAACATTTTAATGGATAACGCATACTGTCTGTTTTATAATCAGGATTAACAACAATATATGGTTTATGTTGTGCCACATTGTCTTGAAACCATTTCATTTCTTCAGCAGTAAATTCAAATGGTGCTGTCTTTGGTGTGTAGGGTCTGTGTTGATAATACCATCTTTTACCATTCACAGGATGTGTTTCAAACGGCACACCTAATGGATGTATCCACGGTGTGTGTTGCCAGACTGGTTTATTGCACGATTGTTTTCTGCCTTGTCTAAAAGGTGCTACTGGTTTGTTGATTGATTTTGAATAATGGTATGCTTCCGCACGCCACATAAGATCATCACCTATTCCCATCGTGTCGTATTTTTTGTGAATATTGTTTCTTTGCCAAACCTTCCTCTTTCAAGGTAATGCACAGTGCCTAAAAATTCAACTATCTTTCTTTTGACACCTATTTCAATACCATTCCTTGTTGGCAATTCTAAACACAATACTAATTGGTTATTTTTTAATGTTTGCTTGGCGCCGTTCAATACTTTCAGTTCGTTGCCTTGAACATCGATCTTCATAAAATCAATTGTTGCTAATTTAAGGTCATCAAGTTTTTTTGTTTTTATATCAATGCTGTATATGTCTTTTTGGACTGGTTTATCTTTGGTTGGTCCTTGTATCACACCTTCTTCAGATAATCCTACATTGCCACAACTGCGTGAATCAATATACAATTTGCCTGTGCCTGTTTCGTCGCTTAATGCGTAATCATGTAACACATAATTTTTTACATTTTCTAAATTTTTATGAAAACATTCCACATTGTCTGGCACTGGTTCAAACACTGTGACCTTCTTAAATTTGTTACACAAATCTCTCGCCCATGTGCCTACGTTACCGCCAACATCAACTGCGTGATTAAATTGTTTGACAAAAGTCAAAGCGCCTGTGCGTTGTGCTAATTGATACTCATCATATTTTTTGAAATAATCTTCAAAATGTGTGTCCCAGTTAGGAAAATAGTAATTCTTAATTTTTTTCATTAATGAAAATATCCGTCTTCATGTCTGTGATGTTTTATTTTTCGTTCTCTATCAATGATTTCTCTTATACGCTTTGGCAATAGTATTTTTAATTGACGCAATAATTTTCTTGCTTCTCTGCCGTTTTTTTTGACATTCTTTTGTTCGAACATATGAATTTCAAAATTGTATTTGTCTATGATGTCGCGTAGTTCTTTTTCTAGTCCTGTTATGAATTCTCTATCTGGCACATATTTTCCCATTATCGTCCTTGTCCTATATACTTCTTATAGTTACGCTTTTCGCTCTTGTTCAACCTCTTCTTGTGGCGCCCAAGTTTTTTTGGTTTATCCCTTACTTCAAATTCTGTGAATTTGATACGG